CAGGTATTAAAGGTCAAGCAGACACTAAACCTACTATCGTACAAGTACCTTGTATGGAGATGTTTAATGAACCTTGCCCAGTACTTGCAGAAGTAAGAACTTGGTTTAAAGATCCTGCATTAGAGGACATGGGAAGAAAGTATTGGAAGAAAAGAAGTTACATCTTCCAAGGTTTCGTAGTTAATTCAACATTAGATGAAGAGACTACACCAGAGAATCCGATCAGACGATTTGTAATCAATCCATCGATATTCAACATTATTAGATCAGCATTGATGAATCCAGAAATGGAAGATCTACCAACTGATAATGAATCAGGAAGAGATTTCAAATTAACGAAAACTCAAAAAGGTGGTTATGCTGATTACTCAACTTCAACGTGGAGTTTCAAGGCGAGATCATTAGGTGAATCAGAAAGATCAGCGATTGATCAATATGGTTTACATAATCTAAGTGATTATATGCCAAAGAAACCTTCACAAGAAGAGCTCAACATAATTCAAGAGATGTTTAAAGCATCTGTTGATGGCGAGCTTTACGATCCAGACAGATTTGGTCAGTACTATAAGCCGGCTGGCTTTAACAATTCTTCGTCTGGTGGTTCTACTGCGACAGCGACAGCTAAACCAGTAGAAGCAGTTGCTCCAGCAGTTGCACCAGCAACTGAAACTGTAGCACAACCGGTTCAATCAACTCCTGAACCAGCAAAAGTTGAGGTCACAGAAACAGTGACAGCAACGGCTAGTGAACAACCTGCACCTGCAACCGCAAGTGCAACGGCTACTGAAACAGGTGGTAAGGTATCTGCAGAGGATATCTTGTCAATGATTAGAAGTAGACAAGCTGGCAAGTAATAGTGTATAATATGGCTGTGGGGAAACCCACAGCCTAACTTTAGGAGAAATTATGGTAAGACCGTTTGACGTAAGTAAATTTAGACATAGTCTAACAAAAAGTATTCAAGGTATTAGTGTAGGTTTTGAATCTGACCCAAACACATGGGTATCTACAGGAAATTATACTTTGAACTACTTAATCAGTGGTGACTTTGACAAAGGAATTCCTTTAGGAAGGGTTACTATGTTGGCAGGAGAATCAGGTTCTGGTAAGAGTTTGATTGCTTCTGGTAATTTAATTAAAAATGCACAAAAGCAAGGTATCTTTTGTGTAGCAATAGATTCAGAGAACGCATTACATGAAGATTGGTTACAAGCATTAGGTGTTGATACATCACCAGAAAAAATGCTTAGAATTAATTGTTCAATGGTAGATGATGTTGCAAAGATAATCAGTGACTTTATTTCTAACTACAAGAAAGATTATGAAGGTAAAGAAGAAGCTGATAGACCAAAAGTACTATTTGTAATTGATAGTTTAGGTATGTTGTTGACACCAACTGACAGAGATCAGTTTGAAAAAGGTGACATGAAAGGTGACTTAGGTAGAAAAGCGAAGTCATTGACAGCATTAATTAGAAACACAGTCAATTTGATTGGTAGTTTAAACATAGGTCTGGTAGCAACGAACCATACGTATGCATCGCAAGATATGTTTGATCCAGATGACAAGATATCAGGTGGACAAGGCTTTGTGTATGCAAGTTCAGTTGTAGTTGCGATGAAAAAACTCAAACTAAAAGAAGACGAAGAAGGTAATAAGATATCAGATGTTACTGGTATTAGATCCGCTTGTAAGGTAATGAAGTCAAGGTTTAACAAACCGTTTGAGGCTGTACAAGTAAAGATTCCATATGAATCTGGAATGGATCCATATTCTGGACTTGTTGAATTGTTTGAGAAGAAAGGTCTTCTAGTCAAAGAAGGAAACAGATTGAAATATGTTGACAGATTTGGCAAAGAACATAAGCATTATAGAAAACAATGGACCGGAGAAAACTTAGATCTTGTAATGGCTGAGTTCAAAGAAAGTGCAGTTGCCGAAGAGGTAAATAAAACCGAAGGAGCAACGGCTAATGAAGATTCAACAGGAGGCGGAGATGCTTCTTGAGGCATGGCAAAAATTAGTTGAGTATGTACCACAAAAGGACAGACTCGATGCCGCAAGAGCATACGTCACATTAATAGATGACTTTAATTTAGATCAGTCATCACTGGAAGAAATCAAAGACAGCGATCACTATCTTGAAGCGGCCATAGAAGAATACTATGGACAAGATGAAGAAGACCGGTACGACGAAGAAACAGAGGAGTGGTAATGCCACAAGGTTGGTACGGTCAAGTATCAGGTAATTTAGGAAAGATAGCAGATTGCATTACTTTCTACGAATCACAACTAGAGGAAGCAAGAGTCGAATGTGGACTAGTAGGTAACATTGAAAAGAATGCTACAAGAATTCCAGGTATTGTTGAACACCGTTTTAATCAGTTACAAGAAATAGAAGCTATACTCGAATTCCTTAACATACAATTAAGGAAAGTTAGAAGTAAGTTCTATAAAAGATATCTTGAAAACTATCAAAGAGCATTAACATCGAATGATGTAAAGAATTATATTGATGGAGAACAAGAAGTAGTTGATATGGCAAATGTCGTAAATGAATTTGCTCTCCTAAGAAACAAATATCTTGGACTGATGAAGGCAATTGATGCCAAGCAGTTCCAAATCAACAATATTGTGAAATTGCGAGTAGCCGGATTAGATGATGCTGAATTGTTTGCAAAAAAATAAAGACTGTGTTACAATAACGGTATGCAAAAAGCAATATTACACATCAAAGACGAAGTAAATGTCAAGTTCGAAGGACTTGATGTAACCACACGTCGAAAGATATCAGATAAACTAAAGTATTTTGTTCCTTATGCTTATCATTTACCAGCATACAAGTTGGGTAGATGGGACGGCTTTGTTAGATTCTGTGATATAGGTGGTAGGACTTCATTAAATTTAATTGATAAAATATTACCTATCATAGAGCAACAAGGATTTGAAATTGAAATCAAAGACGATAGGAAAGAATATAAGTTTGATTTTGAGAAAGTTGATCCAGAACATCTATCACATATCAATTGGCCAAAAGGTCATACACATGAAGGCCAGCCAATAATTTTAAGAGATTATCAAGTCAAAGTTATCAATGACTTCATTGCTAATCCGCAGTGCTTACAAGAAATAGCCACAGGAGCAGGTAAGACAATTATTACTGCCACATTGAGTAAGATGTGTCAGAAGTATGGTAGAACAATAGTAATTGTTCCTAACAAGAGTTTAGTAACACAGACAGAAGAAGATTACATCAATTTAGGTCTTGATGTTGGTGTTTACTATGGAGAAAGAAAAGAATTAAATCACAAGCACACAATTTGTACATGGCAAAGTTTAAATGTTTTACACAAGAAGACTAAAAAAGTTGAAGCAGACTTTCCATTAGATGAATTTTTAGATGATGTAGTTTGTGTAATGGTAGATGAAGTACACATGGCAAAAGCAGATGTGTTAAAACAATTACTGACAGGTCCATTTGCTGACGTACCAATACGTTGGGGACTGACAGGAACAATACCAAAAGAAGAATATGAGAAGGCAAGTCTTATAGCAAGTTTAGGACAAGTTATAAGCAAGTTAAGTGCTAGTGAGTTGCAGAACAAAGGTGTGTTAGCAAACTGTCACGTAAATGTGATACAGACACAAGATCATCAAGCATTTAGATCTTACCAAGAAGAGCTGACTTATCTTACTACAAACACATCAAGATTACAGTTTATTAGTAACCTAATGGAAGAAATAAGGTCAGGTGGTAATGCTCTGATACTTGTAGATAGAATAAAAACTGGTGAGTTGTTAAAAGATTTAATACCTGGTAGTGTTTTTATACAAGGTAAAACAAAGATGGAAGAAAGACAAGAAGAATATGATGAAGTTGCTACTGAACAATACAAAGTTCTTATAGCAACATATGGAGTAGCGGCAGTTGGTATCAATTTGCCAAGAATATTTAATTTGATACTTGTAGAACCTGGAAAGAGTTTTGTAAGAGTTATTCAAAGTATTGGTAGAGGTATTCGAAAAGCTAAAGATAAAGATCATGTACAGATATGGGATATAACATCTAGTTGTAAGTTTTCAAAAAGACACTTAACTACAAGAAAAAAGTTTTACAAAGAGGCAAATTATCCGTATACTATAAACAAGGTAAACATATGAAGATATTAAAAACAGACAACACACCATTTAATTTGGATAAGGTTCCTGAAACAGGAGATGATATTCAGTACTGTGTTCTTGATACGAACAACAATAAGAATATTGATTTCTTTTTCATACCTTTAATTTTTATGGAAACTTTCAACGCACCAAGTATGGTAATGGAAGTAGGTGAACACACAATACAAATGCCTATAGATTGGAGCGTAATGGTCATTGAAAAGGAGTTAGGACAATGTGAAATGGTTCCTTTAACTAGTATCAATGACAGAGGATTTGAAGCAATGGTAATAAATCCATTAACAGTGAACATGACTGAAAGTCACGAAATTAAGATTGTAAATGTATTCCAAGATGTAAAATGGTATTTTCCAAAATTAAAGCATGGTCATATTATGTCCGTACCATTAAATGACAGACCAAATCCACCATGTATGTTTTTTGCAAAGGAAATAAATCAAATACCAGATGTAATTAACGTTGGAGATTTTCTGTGAGTAAACCAAGCATAAACTTAAATCAGATGTTGTATAACCTTGATATGGGTAACAAAGAATGGTATAACAGTTTAGATAGTGAATTAAAGAAAACTTTTTCATCTTATGTTAGTATGAGATTTGCATCAAGTGTCAAGTCAAACAAGATACTACAAGAATCTTACATAGAGAGCGTGAATGAGTTTTGTAACAAGTACTTCAGCACAATACAAAAACATGAAGGAGATAGTTTGTTATTTTGGAAACTATTGTGTTTGTGTGGCTCCGGGCAAAAGCAATTTCACCCTTGGTTAAAAGCACCAAAAGGTAAAGGAAAGAAAACTAAAATATTTGATTTTTTACAATCATGTTATCCAAACTATAAGAATGATGAAATAGAAACACTGATAAGTGTTCTTGATAAAAAAGAAATAAAAGAAATGGCCAAGCAGGCAGGATTAGATGATAAAGAAATTAAGTTGTTAATAAAATGAGTTATGTTTGTAAATTTTGTAAAAAGACTTTTGGTAGTGAACAAACACTATTAACACATCTTTGTGAGCCAAAAAGAAGATGGAACAATAGGAAAGATGCAAATGTACAACTGGCTTTTAGATGTTTCCAGCACTTTTGGAGGATCACAGCCACCAATATGAAAAGTGAAAAAACATATGAAGATTTCATGGGTAGCAAATATTATCTTGCTTTCGTTAGATTTGCAAATTATGTGATGGGTGTCTATATAGCAAGTGTTGAAGATTATATTGAATGGTTGTTGAAGTCGAGAGTAAGAATTGATAAATGGTCTACAGATGAAGTATATGAAACTTATATCAAAGAGTTCAATGTAAGAGAAAGTGTTGACAGAGCTATTGAAAGAACTGTATTGACTATTAAGAGTTGGGCGGAAGAGAACAAAAAAGAATGGACTACATTTTTTAATGAAGTAAGTGTTCCACGTGCAATACACATGATAAGAGCTGGTAAGATATCACCATGGATACTTTACAACAGCAAAGGTGGTATTAAACTTATGGAGTCTTTTAACGAAGAGCAAATGATAATGATAGAAGAATATGTATCACCAACTGCATGGACTAAAAGATTTGAACAAAGCCCAGAAGATGTCAAGTTTGCACTTGACGTAACAAAGGCGGCAGGTTTATGATAGTAAAAACAGATATAGACATAGACACTAAAAACAGAAGTGACTTGTTAAATTTGATCAAGCACATACCTGCAGGTATAGTAAAAGATGACGTTATCAAAAAACACAACACAGGTGTTTACGTAACAGATATTCCAACAGATCCTTTCCAGAGTGTAAGCAGTATTGATTATGCTGAAGCAGAAGACAGAGGATATTTCAAATTAGATATACTTAACGTCAGCATCTATGAAGATGTTAAAGATGAAGATCATTTATTAAAGCTAATATCAGCAGAACCAGATTGGAGTTTGTTAGGACACAAAGAGATAGTAGAACAACTATTCCATATACATAACCATTTTGATATTGTTAGCAAACTGAAGCCAAAGTCTGTAGAAGATTTAGCGGCTGTGTTGGCAATTATACGTCCTGCAAAACGTAACTTATTAAATGAATCCTGGACAACAATACGTGAAAAGGTCTGGGAGAAACCACAAGATGGCACGTATTTCTTTAAGAAAAGCCATGCCGTAGGATATGCACTTGCAATAATTTTACAGTTAAATTTGCTTATTGAAAAAACAAAAACAATTAGTTCTTCTTAAGAAGGCTAATATTTCTTCTAATTATTCTTTTCTTTAATACATTATTGATACTTGTAGTAGGACCGAACATAACTTCAACATCTTTAGTATTGAATGTTTTTATACAGTCTCTAAACCTAGTTAATTCTCTGTTTAGAAATATGTTTATAGGTATAGTTCTGTTAGATTCCCACCACCAAATTTCACCCAAATCTAAAAATTCTTGTTTAAGTTCTTCAGTCTTAATGAGATCGTACACGTAAATTGAAGTTACGTGGTTGTCTTGATTCTGTAAAATACCAACGTATTCGTTGTTTGCGTACTTTACACAGCTCAAAAACGGAAATTTTTCTTGTAATTCTGCGTATTCCATAAATATTACTATGTCAAATTGTATTACCTTATATATTTACAACAATACTTATACTTTGTCAACCTCTACGAAGTTAAATAACAGTATGCCTTTATATGATAAAAACATATTACTATATTGTGGAGTAGATAACAAGTCAAATTTTAAGATTGTTACAGATAACAATGTACCAAAAAACTTGACTGGTTTGACACCTTACTTCAATATCACAGACATTGAAAGCGAAGAGACAGTGTTGTCTAGACCAATGACGGTAACAAATGCGTCAAGAGGCGAAGCAGAAATAGATATAACACAGGCAGATTTATACAGTATAGCTGAAGGTTTTTATAATTTTACTGTTTATACTTTAGATTCAAGTCAAGTGAAATCAGTAGTATATACAGATAGATCAGGTGATATACAAGGAACAGTGGAAGTTAAGAACTCTGGTTTACCTAAAACTAGAGCAACACAAACAGCAGACTCTTTTACTTTACGTAACACGTATTACTACAGCAATAACTTATCTGGATCTACAACACAGAACTTGACTGCATCAAATCATACGTTAGCAGTATACACTACTAACTTTACAGGAAAAGTTCAAATAGAAGGAAATCTTGATAATACAGCAAGTACAAATGACAGCGACTGGTTTCCGTTATTAATGAACGGAGAGTCAGTAACGGATATAACATATTCTGGAGTATCAGGTGTTACTCCATATTTCTTTGTATCAAATACGAAGTGGATAAGAATAAGATATAAGCCTGATGCAGGTAATACAGGCACATTTGATAAAGTATTATTAAGAAATTAATAATGAAATACACTACAGTTCTACAAAATATATCGCCTGAAGATAGAAATTGCTTTTCATTTATTGACAAAGGAACTCCTACCAGAAGAAAACTAATATTCACTCATTTTTCTAGTCCTGAAGATTTTCAAAAACGTTCTGAACGTGCAATAAAAAATGAACATACAAGATTGATATTTTCCACAAGGAATATAGACTTTGGAGTATTAGTTCTAGCTAGTAGTTTTGACGGAAGAGGTAACCTAGAAGAAAAAAGACTAAAACAACAGATAAACTTTTTCATGACAAAAAAAGATTATCTGCTATATCCATCATCAAATTTAGATAATTCATTTTATAGAAATTTAAACTCTAAACTGTATAAGTCATGGCCAGAAGATATGGAATGTTTTGAAGCAGATTATATATCACTGTACAACTGTCTAGTGGCCTGTGCAATGAAGACAGAATACAAAACAGTAGGTGTACATGGAGATAATTTTATTAAAAATCAGTTTGTTGAAATGTTGAGACAAAACAACGAACATCTAAATTACCAAACGTTTGGTTTTGATATACTATTAACAGATAGATACATAGATAGAAAATATGCAAGTGAATTAATTGAATTAAAACCTAAGGTAGTTGTTTGTGCTTCTGACATAGACTTGGATGAAGGCTATGTAAAAGAGTTGATAGATAACAATATCCATATTGTTCCCGGATCCATATCTCTCACTGGAAATTTTTATGTGAATGAAGGATTGATAGAAAAAAATAGAAATATGGAAGAAAATATGCAACTAACTTCTGTTTCATCATTACACGTGAACAAATCAATATGGCATGATGTCCTTAATTCAAGAAAAAATTTTTACAGCATCATTGAAGAAATTTACCAGGCTAGTGTAGATCCATCAGCAAAAACCAACTTTAAACTTGGCGAAGAAGGTGTTGGTGCTATGAGCTTTAGAGCATAATTGTTGACTTCTAGTCTAGTTTAGTGTACAATAACACTATGAACTTACAATCTACAATCTTAACAGCAATTAGTGGTAGCACTAAAAAGACTCCTAGTGGTTGGCACACTATAAACTGTCCTATGTGTATCAAGCAAGGACACACAAGACCAGACAAAAGACACAGAGGTGGTTTTAAGTTTAGTGATGTTGTGAGTTATCATTGTTTCAACTGTAACTACAAGGCGTCATTTACTCCTGGAAGGCTAATTGGAAGAAAGCTACAGACATTGCTTATTGAAATAGGAGTCAGTGAACAGAAAGTAAAAGAACTTCAGTTTGAAGCAATGAAGTTAAAAGATGCTGACATTGAAATTGGTAAGAAGTATGATAGTGTAACAGATTTTAAAACTAAGAACTTACCAAAAGGTGCTAGATTACTCAGAGATATTATTAATGATAACAATCCACCTGCTGATGCACTTTTTGTTTACAAATATATAATGGATAGAGATTTAGAATTTTATAAAGACTTTTACTGGAGCCCGGATCCATACATGAAAATCAATAAAAGACTTCTTGTGCCTTTCATGGCTAAAGGAGAAATAGTTGGTTATACGGGAAGAGTGATTGAAGATATTCCAAACGTACCAAAGTATTATAGTGATGTACAACCTGGATATATTTTTAATATTGATAATTTACATACTGATAGAAAGTATGTTATAATAACTGAGGGTGTGTTAGATGCAATATCTATTAACGCAGTGAGTTCATTAGGTAATAAATTAACACAAGGTCAGATCGATCTAATAAATGCTACAGGAAAAACAATAATAGTTTGTCCTGACAGAGACAAGTCGGGTAGTAATTTAATTGATGTGGCCGTTGAAAACAACTGGATGGTTAGTTTTCCTAAATGGGGAACTGGCATAAAAGACTGTGCCGACGCAGTCAAACAATATGGAAGATTGTATACTTTGAAATCTGTTATAGATAGTGCAGTTTCAAACAAAGCAAAAATTCAAGTTTACAAGAAAATCGGAGTAGCATAATGAAAACAGAAATGAATAATAAAAAAACTCAGGCACAGGCTCCCAAACCTCCTGTACAACCAGGACAACTGATGTATGAGAGTGGAATAATTTATTTCAGTGATCACTTTGATAGCACAACAACAAAGCCTGTTATCAATATGATTATTGAAAAAAACTTACTGCCACAAAAAGAAAGACCGAAAGAAATTACTTTAGTAATTAATTCTCCAGGTGGACAAGTTCACAGTGCGTTTGCATTGATAGATACTATGAAAGGTTCTGCTATACCTATAAAAACAATAGGATTAGGAATGATTGCCAGCTGTGGTATATTGACTTTTATGTCAGGCACAAAAGGTAAAAGATTTATAACACCAAACACATCAATCTTATCACACCAGTATAGCTGGGGTAGTGCAGGTAAAGAGCATGAACTATTTGCAAGAGTAAGAGAGTTTGAATTGAGTACAACAAGAATGATTGACCATTACAAAAAATGTACTGGAATGTCTGAAAAGAAAATCAGAGAAGTATTATTACCAGCTGAAGATGTTTGGTTAAGTGCCAAAGAAGCTGTGAAGTATGGTATAGCTGATAAGATCGTATCCACTTATTAATGGAAAGAAGATTATTAATTCTTTTTGTATTTGTATTGGGTCTGTCTAACTTATATCTTGCATATCAGATAATTGATTTACAAGTAACGGTAACAGAGTTGTACGAAATGGTATATGAGAATAGAGCGGTATTAGAACTGTTAAAATTATTTGGAGTAGAAGTATAGTAAAGGAGAAGTATATTGTCATTAGTTAAGTTAGTAAGTTATTCAAAGCCAACAGATGAATTTGATAATAAGGTAGAAGATGTCCAAGATCTTATTGCCTTTTGTGCCAGGGTGAGTAATCCTAGTAACCAAATGAATCAAGAAACAAATGAAAAACTTATCAAATATCTAATCAAACATCAGCATTGGTCACCACTTGAAATGGTCAATGCTTGTCTAGAAATTAATACTACACGTGATATCGCACATCAAATTGTAAGACATCGTAGTTTTAGTTTCCAAGAGTTTAGTCAACGATATGCAGATCCAAAAGATCAAGGTGAACTTTTTGAATACAGCGAAGCAAGATTACAGGATACAAAGAATAGACAA